CAAGTTGCTTCGCAAGTACGCGTACATCCGCGACTGAGACTTCCCGCACGCAAGGTGCGGGCCAACCTCTCGCAAGGAGAGAACCGCATGTCCGAGAACACCGGCACCGCCGCGACCGAGCCGACCGAGCCCGTCACCGACCCTGACGCCGAAGTCATCCCCGACCCTGAGGGTGCCGAAGCCCTGGGCGACGCAGGGAAGAAGGCGCTCGACGCCATGAAGGAGCGCGCCAAGACGGCCGAGAAGGGCCGCCGCGAGGCGCAGGCCGAGATCGACAAGCTCAAGGCCGACCTCGAGGCGGCATCTAAGCGCGGTGACGACGTCGAGGCCATCCAGAAGGCGGTCGACGAGCAGGTCAAGGCGATCACCGATGGCATGAACCGACGTCTCGTCGAGGCTGAGGTCCGTGCCGCAGCAGTCGGGAAGCTGAACGACCCGGCGGACGCGCTCCGCTACACCGACGTCTTCGACGTCTCCACGATCACCGTCAACGCTGACGGTTCTGTCGACACCTCCGCGATCACCGCCGGTGTCGATGCTCTGCTGCAAGCCAAGCCCTACCTCGCGGCGCAAGGCCAGGGGGTCAAGGGCAGTGGTGACGGTGGTACCCGCAACGGGTCGCAGCCGTCGCAACTCACCCGCACGGACCTCGCCCGGATGTCTCCGGCGGAGATCGACAAGGCGCGCCAGGAAGGCCGCCTCGACAAGGTCCTCAGCGGGACCTGACCCATCCCACCTGATCCACGTCCAGGAAGGACACTCACATGGCTGTGACGAACTTCGTCCCCGACATCTGGTCGGCGGCGATCCTCACGAACCTGTCTCGCACGGCGGTCGCCGGCGGGCTCTGCAACCGCGACTACGAGGGCGACATCACGCGCTCGGGTGACTCGGTGAAGATCACCTCGATCACGGACCCGACCATCGGGACCTACACCGCGCACAACGACATCACCGTCGAGGACATCGACGACGGCACCCGCTCGCTGGCGATCGACCAGGCGAAGTACTTCGCGTTCGAGCTCGACGACGTTGAGGCCGCGCAGGCTGTCAACGGCGGCGCGCTCCTGGCCGAGGCGACCAAGCGGGCTGCCTACGGTCTGGCGAACACGCTGGACGCCTACGTCCTCGACCTGATGGCGAACGGTGCCAGCAACTCGGCACCCGACCACGACATCGCCGAGCAGACCATCTCGACCGCCTCGGCGGCCTACGACCTGCTCGTCGACATGGCGGTCCTGCTCGACCAGGCCGACGTGCCCGAGCAGGACCGCTTCGCGGTCATCACGCCGTCGTTCCACGGCAAGCTGCTCAAGGACTCGCGGTTCGTCGCCGACGGCTCACCGCTCGGCTCGGCCACGCGCGCCAACGGTCGCGTCGGTGAGGCTGCCGGCTTCGAGATCTACAAGTCGAACAACCTCCCGGCCGGTCCTGGCGCGGGCGCTGGCACCTACCAGATCTGCGGCTACCGGGGTGCGACCACGCTCGCGGAGCAGGTCAACAAGGTCGAGGCCGCGCGGATGGAGAAGCGCTTCGCCGACATGGTGAAGGGCCTCCACCTGTACGGCGCGAAGGTCACGCGCGCGACCGGCCTGGTCGCCGCGGACGTCATCGTCTCCTGACCCTGACGCCTTCTCTCACCGCCTCGGCTTGTATCCGGGGCGGTGGGGGTGGACGTCAAGGAGGAGCCATGGGAACCAGCGTGATCGAGCAGTGGAAGGCCGAGCTGCGGCACTGCAAGGAGTGGGGCAACGCGACCGGCGTTGAGCGCGCGATCGGTGAGCTGCGCTCGCTCGGGGTCAACGTCACCGATGACGGCGACCTGGTCGACGCGCCACCGGCCGCCAAGAAGGCCACACCGCGCAAGGCCGCCAAGAAGGCCACACCGCCTGCCGCCTGACAACCAATCATCCCGCCCCTCGCAGGAGGGGAAGCCTGCTTGGGGCGGGCCACACATCTGAACAGCGAAGGAGGTTGCCGTGGCGACATACCCCGGTGGCGTGCCGAACCTGAAGTCTCAGGCGCAGATCGAAGCGGCTGGCGCTGATGGCACCTCCAACGACGCGGTCTTCGGCATCCCGAAGATGGTCGGGGATGCCAACGACGAGATCGAGGCGATCGCCACTGAACTGGGCGTGAACCCGTCGGGCGCTTCGGCCACAGTGGTCGCGCGTCTCGATGCGCTGGACACGACCGTCGGGGCGAAAGAGACGCCCGCGGGCGCGACGTCGAAGGCTTCGGCGGCTCAGTCTGCTGCAGAGGCGACGGCCGCAGCAGCTCTCACCGCTCACCACGCGTCCACCTCGGCCGACCACGACGACCGGTACTACACCGAGGCTGAGGTTGATGCGGCGATCAGCACCGCGATCAACGCGCTGATCGATGGCGCTCCGGGGGCGCTGGACACGCTCAACGAGCTGGCCGCGGCGATGGCCGACGATGCCGCGTTCTCGGCGTCAGTCACCAACGCCCTGGCGGGCAAGATCGACAAGTCGACGATCGATGCGAACTCGATCCTGTACGGCATCACGGACAACGTCCCTGCAGCGCTCGCGGTCCCGGCTTCACGCCTGGTCGCGCGCCTGGCCAGCGGGGATGTGAAGGCAGCAACCCCGGCCGAGGTGAAGGCGCTGCTGGCGATCCTTGGCTCCGAGGTCGCCGTCTCCGGGTTCAACGGAAACCTCAACGGCGCGACCTCAGTTCAGGCCGCGCTCGACCTCTTGGACGATGCCACCTTGGGTGGAGCGCCGGCCGATGGCAGCATCACGAACGCCAAGTTGGCGACCGTCGCAACTGGCACGTTCAAGGGCCGTGTCGCATCCGGCACCGGTGCTCCTGCTGACTTGACCACCGCACAGGTCACGAAGCAACTCGGTGTTGATGCTCTGCAGGACGCGTTCGTCAATGGTCAGGCCTTCACGCCCGAGGTGATGACTAGCCCGCCCACCTTGGCCTTGTCGGCTGCATCAGCCGCCACCACGATCAGTGGTTCAGCGACGATCGCCCCGAACTCTTCGGTGTTCACCTACCTCGGCGCGTCGATGTCGAACATCGGCACCGTGTCCGGGTTCACGAACTGCTACCGGCAGAACACCGCCACGTTGACCTATTCGAGCCCGCCGTACCTGCTCAACGTCGAGTTTGAGACGGACACCGACACCTTCGAGATCATCGTGAAGTCGGAGAACTCCACGGCCTCACGCATCCTGGTGTGGGTTGACGGGCAGCCGACGTCGGCGACGCCGCAGCTCGTCGGCACGTCAGGCTCGTACTACCGCCTCAAGGTCACTTTCCCGGCCGCAGCGGCACGCCGCATCCGGATCGAAGGCCAGTACGTCACGTTCATGGGCATCGCGAAGCACCCCTCGCGAACCATGTGGGCCACCACCCGCGACCTCGGCCCCAAGGCCGTCATCGTTGGGGACTCCTCCCTGACGCGCCTGTCCTGGACCGACACCGGCTTCGGCACCATCGCCGACTACGAATGGTGGTGGGGCTCCTGGGCCGTCCAGGCCGGCCGCTACCTCGGCTGGAACGTGTACCCGTCCGGTGTCGGCGGCACCGGCTACCTGGCCGACTTCTCCGGCACCGAAGTGAACTATGGCTCGCGGTTCACCGCGAACGTGGCGAACCTGTCGCCCGACATTGTCGTGTTCTCCGGCGGCCTCAATGACCGCTCCCTGACCCTGTCCAGTGTCCAGAGCGCGATCAACTCTCTGTTCTCGGCGTGCGCCTCAGCCTTGCCCTCCGCGACGGTCTACGCCCTGGCCCCGTTCTCCCCGCTCAACACCTACGACTCGAACCTGAACACCATCGCCGGCTACATCTCGACCGCGGCATCGGCGAATGGCTTCACCTACGTGTCCGGCTGTGTCGACTGGGTCGACGGCACCGGCAAGGTCACCTCGACCACCGGCGTCGGCAACTCCGACTACTACACGTCCGGCGACGAGATCCACCTGACCGCCGCCGGGCAGCTCTACCTCGGCGAGCGGTTCGTCGGCGCGGTCGGGGCCAACATTGGCCGCAAGCCCAAGCCCGTCCGCCTGGTCGTGCCGCTGCTGTACTCGGTCGGCAAGGAATGCGTCGTCGAGAACGACGTGTTCCGCTGGTACAACAAGACCGGCCGCACGCTCACCGTCGACGCTGTGTACGCCTCGATCGGCACGGCCCCGACCGGCTCGTCGCTGATCGTGGACGTGAAGAAGAACGGCACGACGCTGTTCACGACGACGGGCAACCGGCCGACGATCAGCGCTTCGGGTTTTGTGTCGACCACGACCCTGCCGGACGTGCGAACCGTTGCGGACGGCGACTACCTGACCTTCGACGTGCTGCAGGTCGGGTCCACGATCAAGGGCTCGTACCTGAACATCACGGTCATGCTGAGCGCGGTCTGACGTGGGCACGTCCACCTACGACTTCGAGGGCACGAACAACGCCCTGACCGGTGGGCTCAGCAGCGGCTACGGCACGTTCACCAAGTACGTCGACCCCGCCGACGACGTCGCCAACTTCAAGATCACCACCGGCGCGTTCGCGCACGGCGCATCGAGCGGCGTGGCCCTGCCACCGTGCAAGGCTGCGACGTACTACTGCACGACGGCCAGCGGCACCGTCTACATGCGCGGCTACTTCCGCCTGAACTCTGCGCCCACCGCCAACTTCGGCATCGGCCGAATGTTCGGATCCGGCTACTCGAAGTCACACGTTGTGGGGGTCACCACGGCCCGGCGATTCTTCGCCGCAGCTGGGCGGTCGGACGCCAACACGACCACCGGGGGCGGCTCAGGCTGGGACTCTGGGGCGGATAACACGGTCGCACTCAGCGAGTGGTGGCGCGGCGAGTGGGCCTTCTCCGCCACGACCGCGCAGTTCAAGGTGTGGAAGGCATCCGGGGCGGGCATGGACGCCACCGGCACCCCCGACCACGACTCCGGCGTGCTCACCGTCAGCAGCATCGGAACCATCGACGACGCCCGCATCGGCTTCGAGTCCGTCGCCAGCAACGTGTTCCAGACCTTCCTCACCCCGACCACCGGCTCGGCCTGGTGCGAGGATTTCGCTGTCAGCGACGCAGGCTGGATCGGCCCCGTCGCCGGAGGCTCGTCCAGCGTCAAGCGCGGCCTAGGAATCGTGAGGTACTAGGCGTCAAGGCATCCAAGCGTCCTTGTCGTCCTTGAGGTACTGCTCGATCGGGAACTTCCGAATGTCCCGAATGATCCAGATGGTGGCGATGGCGATCACGGTCGCCGCCAACGCTCCCCCGATGATAAATCGCATGCGAAGCCCCCCGGCTGTCAATCACATGCAGAGCAACCTACGGGAGGCGACCGACCTTGGCATTCATTTACAGCGACGACATCGCCTACACCGATGACCTGCCCTACGCCGGGGACTCGTGCCCCGACGGCATCGTCTGCCGCCCGAACACCGGTGTCGTCGATCGACCCGGCCCACTGGACTGAGGAGGAGCGATGCCCGACGCCACCGTGCTGTTCGAGCTGAGCGAGCTCGCATCATTCGTGCAGTCCGACCTCGACGAAGCCACCGCCACGCTCGCGCGCCAGTTGGCGACGGGGGCGGTGCAGGACGCCATCAGCCAGCAGCTGTTCCGCTCCGAGACGACCGACCGCCTGGAGCGTGACCCGATCGACCCGGCGGTGCTGACGCTGCCGCAGAAGCCCCTGGACACCGCTGAGACGATCTCCTGCGTCGGCGTGGAGTCAGGCACCACCTTCACCGACTACGTGATTCACGGCCAGCGCTTGCGCCTGGAGTGCGGGACCTGGGATGAGCAAGTCGACGTGACCTACACCCACGGCTTCACCACCATCCCCGCCGTCATCAAGTCCGTGGCTCTGGCATCGGCGGCGCGCGTGGTGTCGAACCCGGGCGGTGTCCGATCGACCAGCGTCGGAGACGTCGCCGTTACGTTCGCCGGCTCCGATGCCGACCTGACCTCGGGCGCGTACCTGACCGAGCACGAGAAGCGCATGATCGCCGGGTTCGGTGTGACGCGGCAGCCGATGGTGCGGGTGCTCTGATGGACCTGGCCGTCAACGCCGCCAAGAACCTCGCCCAGCAGTTCATGCAGGACGAGGTCACGATCCGGCGTCCCGGCGAGCCCACATTCAACGAATCGACCGGCGACTACGCCGACACCCCCACCAGCGTGTACTCCGGCAAGGCCCGCATCGCGCCCCCGAGCGTGACGCAGACCACCGCCGGCGACGCCGAGCTGCAGCTCCACGACGCCCTGGCCTGGATCCCCCTGTCGGCGGCGGCGATCGAGCGCGGCGACGTGCTCACCGTCGACACCGCCCGCCTGGACGCCACCCTGGCCGACCACACCTACGTCGTGGTCGGCATCGATGCCCACTCGCACGTGGCGCGCCGCGTGCTCTACCTCGAGGGGCAGCCGTGAGCGACGACCTGCGCGCCCTGATCGAGGACCTGGCCGGCGCTGCCAACGACGGGCGCGTGCTGGATGCGCTGGAGCCGGTGGTCAAGAAGGGCGCGGTGAACGTCAAGAAGGACTGGCGCACCAAGGCGGCCGCGGCTGCCCCGGCGCACGCCAAGCGCTACCCGTACAGCATCGACTTCGACGTTGCCCGCTCGACGCTGGCGCACACCGTCGGCGCGGTGATCGGCCCTGACAAGGACAAGACGCAGGGCCCGCTGGGCAACCTGCTGGAGTTCGGGTCGGCGAACAACCCCCCGCAGCTGTCTGGGCAGCAGGCCCTGGACAGCGAGGCGGAGGAGTTCGAGCGGCAGATCGCGCGTGCTGAGCGGCGGCTGACGTGGTAGCCGCGCTGCGCCCCCACACGGTGGCCGTGCAGGCAGCCCTGGAGGCCGCTGAGCTCGTCGTCGGCCTCGGGGCCAAGCCTGAGGGTGCCGGGTCGAAGTGGGTGACGCTGCACCCGTTCGGTGCCGATGAGGCCAACAGCCTCTCCGAGCCCCACGGCGGGCTGCTCTACACGGTGCAGGTCATGTCATTCGGGCTGGGACCTGAGCAGGCCGAATGGGTCGCTGACCGCGCCCGCACGACCCTGCTGGCCGGGATCACCGTCGATGGCCGCACCGTCCTGGGCGTCGAGCACGAACCCTCCCCGCCGCTGTCGCGCGATGACGACGTTCAGCCTCCGGTGTTCTTCCTGTCGGAGACGTACCGCTTCCGCACCACCCCTGCCTGACCCGTCCACCCCTTCGCCCCTGAGCCGCCCGGTTCGGGGGCTTCGTCGTTCAAGGAGCCCCCATGGCCACGCTCACCCCGCAGGTCCCGTCCCTGGCCGGCCTGACCCCGTCCTACGCCGCCGCGAACTCCGGCGGCGACCAGGTCGCGTGCGATGACCGCACCTTCCTGCACGTCAAGAACACCAACGGATCCTCCCGCGACATCACGATCGCCACCCCCGGCACCGTCGACGGCCTGGCGATCGCCGACGTCGTGGTCACCGTGCCGGCCACCACCGGCGACAAGATGATCGGTCCGCTCAAGGCCTCCACCTTCGCCGACTCCAACGGCTTCGCCCAGATCACCTACAGCGCCGCCACCGGCGTCACGGTGGCCGCGGTGCGCATCTGATGGCCACCGATCAGAACGAGCCGATCGTCGCCTTCCACCCCGGCCTGAACCGGCACGTGGTGATGCCGATCGGGAACCTCGCCGTCTACGAGGGCTGGATCGAAACCGACATCGACCCCACCTCGCTGGACCCCTTCGAGCTCGCCGAGCTCACCGCAATCCCTGCCGAGCAGGGGCAGCCCACCGATTCCCCGGCCGTGACCGGGGACCCGACTGTCGCC